CGATGGTGAAAAACTGACTAAGGCGCAGATTAATACAAAATATAATGAACTTCGTAAACAAGCAGGTGGACTACAACCAGGTAGTTCGGCAGAAAAATTTGGAATGTCTGCCAACCAGGCTATTTACGGTAAGAACTTTGCAAAACCAAAAACGCCCAATCCCTTAATGAGAACGAATACAGAAGCATACGACCTAGTTTTAGACCATCTTCTCTCTGAGGGTCATGCAGACACCGTAGAAGAAGCGCATTATGTCATGATGCAGATGGATGCTGAATACATCCAAAGTATTGTTGAGCAGCAAGCACCAGATGCGAAATATTATAGAAACTATTTGAATGATGTCTTACATGGTAGTGCTGGTCCAGAAAGACAGACGCCACTTATGCCACCAAGTGTTAAACAGGATGCTTTAAAACAGTGGATGAAGTCAAGAGGTTTCCCACAAGCAAAGAAAAAAACTAATAACGATAATATAGCATAATACTCGGGGGGTTGACAAACCCCCTTTTTTATTGCTAGACTAGGTTTGTCCCGGTTAAAGATAAATAATAGCTCATTGAGATCTATAAGATGAGCTTAGATATAAATAATGATGTAAGTTATGAGAATCCATGGACGTTTGATAACAAACCTTTTGATAGTAATGATATTGGGGATTACTTCGGGTTTGTTTATCTCATTACCAATAAGTCCAACTCACGACGTTACATTGGTAGAAAGTATTTTTGGTCGTTTAGGAAACCACCAGGTAAAAAAAGAAAAGTAAAACAAGAATCGGATTGGAAGAAGTATTACGGTTCTTGCCCAGAATTAAAAGAGGATTTAAAAAAATACGGTAAAGAGACTTTCAATAGAGAAATAATAAGTCTCCACACCACGAAGGGTAATTGTAATTTTGAGGAAACAAAACAGTTATTCTTAAATAATGTCTTATCTGAGGCACTTGACGACGGCAGTCCAGCGTATTACAATAGCAACATTCTTGGACGCTACATGCGAAAAGATTATGGAAACTTTGGAAGACACCCTAACATCGATACATGACTGGGCAGTAGATCGTATACATACTCTTTGTGATATTCCTACTTATGACGTTGTAGATACCATAGAAGATGCACATGCTATCAAGGCAGAATTCAGTGAGTGGTTAGACCCAAAAATCGAAGACCATGAAATCTATTCATTAGAATACTTAGGAGACACGGATGACTAACGGAGCATCAGACAGTTTTAAGAAACGAATACTTAAAGAATGTGAAAAGTTGGCTGAAGATGGTCAGCATATCGAAGCAAGTCAACTGTTTAGAACTTATTTCCCAGAGTTTGGGTCAGCACTCCCTGATAGGTTTGACACGGTACATGTTTAGTGTTATAATGCCTTGACTTGAAAAGAAACTCAGTTGAATGTTTAAAACTATCGTCTTTACAACTCTACTTACGGCAAGTGCTGCTTGTGCGTATCCTACTATCAACCAGATAGCAAGTCCACCTGTTTATGAGTTGGAAGTTGTAGAGAAGACTTGGAAGTGCCCTGGATGTAATGACAACGAAAGGTATGTCCTGGCAGAACTCCAAAAGAATACAAAGATTAGAGACAAGAATGCTCTGTCAACTATCTTGGGAAACATTAAGGCAGAGTCTGGTTTCCGTCCTAATGTTTGTGAGGGTGGTGCCATTGTTCCTTATGAGAGGTGCTATCGTGGTGGGTATGGTTTGATTCAATGGACTACTCAAAAAAGATATGATGGTCTGGGAACCTTCTGTAAGAAATATGGTTGCAATCCTAGCAGTATTGAAGGGCAGACTCGTTATATGATTAACGAATCCCAGTTCCAAAAAATTCTTCCTGAGTTTGAAGGATATGGGTTTACTGTTGACCAGTATATGGTTGGTGCCTACTATTGGTTAGGATGGGGCATCAAAGGATATCGGCAACAGTATGCTTATAACTATACTAAACGACTTGTGTGGTCATGATTAAAAAAGTAATTAAGAAGGGGATTAAATACGTTAAAAAAGTATTCATCCCTAGGAGTGAGTTTATTGAAGATACTCCTAAAAAACCTAAAAAAAAGCAACCGACTTATACAGGAGTTGTTGCCCCTGTTATTACTCCTTTTGATTCTTGGTTTTCTAATCCTGTGAAGAGTGAAAAGGTTGTTGCTTATGAAGGGGAAGTTGCTAAGCAAAAGAAAGAAGAGATGCCAAAAAAAGAACCAGAAAACATTCATCAAGTAATGTATGAACGTGTTTCTAAGTATTGGGGCACTTGGAAAGAAGAACTTCCTGGTGGATCTGAAAACTTCCAATCTGGTCCTGGTGGTTGGAACTCTGGTACTGGTATGGGTCAATTCAAATGAATGAAGACTGGCGTTACTCTGACGAGAGAATGAAACTTCGTGACCAAGCACTCAACTTATTGTTAAAAAAGTTTGGTAATGAGTTGCAAGAAAACGGAGAACCAGTATACTCTAATCAATCAATCTATGAGTGTGCTCATGACTGGGTATCACAAGGTAATGTAAACACCTTTGGGTTGGTTAAATACTATCAAGCGTATTACACATCATGAAAAAACTTCTGTTTGGTTTGCTTAGCACTTGTCTTCTTACTGCTCCCGCACTAGCAGAAGGTAAGATTACAAAAGGATTCTATAGCATGGATGCATTGGGTTGTATGTTAACCCAAGAATGCACTAAGGATGTCCGACGAGTCAAGAGTATCGACGATATTCGTAAAGAGTTTCCTGATACTGATTTTGATATTGTTGCTGACGAGTTTAACTCGATGCTGGTATCCCTTGATAAGGTCGGAGTTATGGTTTTTCTAGGACATGAGAAGTATTTTCCCCCTGGACATCGTGGTGTTTATCACACAGTATCTAATAACTTCTATCTGAACGACAGATTCATGCATCGCCCTCATGTGCTCATGACTGTGATGCGCCATGAAGGTTGGCACGCAGCACAAGACTGTATGGCAGGCACTATCAAGAATACCTTGATTGCCCTCATCCATCCAGAAGAAATGGTGCCTGGTATTTGGCGTGATATTGTAGAAAAAACATATCCTAAGTCTGCTGTGCCCTTTGAGTCTGAAGCAAAGTGGGCGGGTAAGACTGAAGGAATGACAGCAGCAGCACTCAAGGCATGTGCTAAGGGTCGTATGTGGGAAGTGTATAAACCCACACCATTGACTGAGAAATGGTTGCGTGAAGAAGGTTTCATTCAATAAATAGCAGAGCCTTACTCTTTACAAATGCTAGGAAACAAATCCAAAGCTAAAGTAGAAGAGAAAGACCATGATGAAGATAAGAGTGAAGTCCTTGGTAATTTGGTGAAAGTTGTCGTACTTATATGGTCCGCATCTCTTCTCACGTTTAGTTACGTTAGACTACCTAACGGTCAAAAAATTCTTGATTTTGACCCTACCTTCATCGCATCCGTGTTCTCTGGATCGCTTGCTGCTTTTGGATTGTCTCCTGCTAAGGCGGGTGGTGGTAATGGAAAGACAGCAGTAGCGAAGAAAGAACCTGAAGTTGTTTCTGCTATCGATAAGAAAGTGTGATGAGTGTCGAGTCCCCAGTATGGTCAGTTATTATACTTTTATGCTGTGGACTCGCATTTACGGCATATTGTGTCATATATATCTTACGCCTCGCATTTAAGGAGATGGAAGATGGGAGCAATGACACCCCCGAGTCGGAAGAGTTGTTACAACTTTCGAGTAGTGGAGATCAACAGAGTAGTGGACGGGGACACGATTGATGTCACTATTGACCTGGGTTTTGATCTTTATAAGAAAGAAAGAGTTAGAGTGGCAGGAGTCGATACGCCAGAGAAACGAACACGCGATCTCGAAGAGAAAGCACTTGGTTATGATGCAACCAACTGGNNTGGGGGTGTTGGTAAATACGGTAGACTCCTGGGATGGCTTTACATCGGAGACGAAGAAGTCTCACTTAACGAACAAATGATTGAGCAGGGTTACGCCTGGGCATATGATGGCGGAACCAAGCAGAAAAACTTCGAAGAACTACGGGAGATCCGTAGAGCACACGGTACGCTTGTAGAATGATGTCACATTTATTTGTATTCACCTTTGCTTTTCTGATGGTTGCTGCTATGGAAGCAACCTTCCCAGTAAAATCTAGATCTTTTACTGATAGGGCAGGTGTTGAGTGTGCGACTGGAAAAACAATTCCTAAACCAAAAGAATATGTGATTTCATCAGTATCCGTGGAAACTATCACAGTTATTAAAGAGGAAACCGAAAATGCAGAAAGTAATTAATGGACTGGCGATTGCGTCTTTCGCTGTATCTGCTGCCGTTGTTGGCGGCGGTGTTTATGTGTATCTTAATAAAGATGCAATGATTGAAAGTGCAAAGGAAGGAGTCGTCAAGGCAGCGACTGAAGCAGTCTCAGGAGCACTTCCTGGTTTGATTGATTCTGCCATGCCAAAACTTCCTGATGCTACCAGTGGTGTAATTCCTGACGGTGACGGAAGTCTGCCAAACGTCCCTGGTATCTAATGCCAGATATTAGAGAAATCCAAATCGGGAATCTGAATGTACCACAGATTCCTGATTGGTTGATGTCACCACCACAAGCAATACCACCAGTAGTCCCAGTCACTCAAAACATTGGGACACCTATTGTTAATATACCTGGTTGTGTTGAGTCACATCCTGATGCTGGTAAGAGTAAGACACTGATGGAGGATGATCCAGAAGGTGTTCAAACTTATTGTGATGGGACTGTGCCATCATTCAACCCGATAGACTATTCTCCAGAGGATATGACTATCGAAACAAAAATGCCACCACCAAAGGTTGAGACACCTGAAGCACCAGAGGTTCCTAAGGCACCAGAAGTCCCAGTAACACCAGCATCAACTGCTAAGGTTAGTTGTCCGACAGAAGCACAGCAGGCAAAAGAACCTGTCGGCACATTTATTGAAGGTTTTAGACAGAAGGTAACTGGATACAAACTTGTAGGAAACGAATGTATTCAACTTACTGAGAAAGTCCCTTTACCTACTCAAATTATTGCTGGTCTTCCAAGTCCAGGCACAGTCATGACGACTGGTGGCATTGCTGTTGTTGCTACTAGTTCTGCTCTACTTGCCAAACCACTTGCTGATATTCTTCTAAAGGTTATCAAGCCTACTGTGAAGAAGGTTATGAAAAAGATTGCTAAGATTAGGGGGAAGAAGATCCCTGTCCTTTCTGTAGAGGAGCGCCGAGAAGAGCAGCGGGAGAGGAACCTTGCGATACGGACTTTGAAGAGGACTTTGAAACCGAAGGGATAGAATGCCTGTGTGGTGGGATAACTCCACCTGGGTTAGTCACAATCACATCAGCACATATCTTTGCGTATTGACTTCTGGGATGGAAGTATATTCCTGCCTTCATTAACTCACCACAGTTCTTTAGGCGGGCAATTTCAAAGTCAAGTCTCTTATTGGCGGTCAGTTGCTGCTGTAAGGCGATTTGAGTTGCTGCTGCTTCCTTACACTGGTCTTGGAGTTTCTTGTCTTGTGGAATGCTCCAGGTGGCACTGACGCCCACAGACAAATTGTAGTTATCTTTTTGTCCTGTCCTTGTAGGCACATGATAAAGAATGTTGCCAGGATTATCTAAAGACCCATCATCATTGAGGTCTCTCATATCATATACTGGGTCCATATAGTAAGGCTCATATGGTTTCTGCATTGAGCCTGCAGCAGTAGCAAAGGGTGTGATGTTTAGAGTTGGTCCCTGACACTGAATTCCTCCACCATATGTGTTGGTGATATAAGGACCTTGGAGGACTTGGATAGCTTGGTTAGTAACTGAGCCTGAAGAATTGGCAACAGGAGAAGCAGTGGCAGAAACACCACCAACAGTTTCAGCAAGAGATTGAGACGGGGATAATAATCCACAGAGAATTATTG